AAGATACTCCGTATGCCCTTAAAACTTATTTAACTACGTACGACAACACAAAAAAGAAATACGTACCATTGGAGTTATTCCCTGACCAAATTGAACTAATAAACGACTACGACAATTATAATGAAAATATAACTCGTAAGTATAGACAGGCAGGTGTATCCACAGTAACTGCTGCTTGGTTATCTAAAAGGATTCAAATGTCAAAACCAGATGAACCTGAGAGAATTCTAATTATTGCCAACAAAAGAGATACTGCAATCGAAATGGCGAACAAGGTTAGAGGTTTCTTAGATCAGTGGCCAGAGTGGATTAATGTTGGTTTTTCGGCAGACAAGAATTCAGAAAGTAGATATAGAATGAATAATGGGTGTGAGGTTAAGGCGGTTGCAACTTCTGCGGATGCACTACGTGGTTACACACCAACAGTACTAGTTTTTGATGAGGCAGCATATATTGAGGCGGGAGAAGATTTTTGGGCGGCGTGTATGGCATCCTTATCCACGGGTGGTAAGGTAATTCTTATCTCTACACCTAACGGACATGACCCAATTTATTATGGAGTATATGATCAGGCGTTAAGAGGTATGAATGACTTTAAAATAACCGATTTAAGGTGGTTTAAAGATCCGAGATATGCAAGTGATTTAAAATGGATTAAAGTGGATGATATTATTCATTATATGTTAAATAGAGAACAATATAATGATGATGAGATAATTTTAGAACAGGGTTGGGAAGGATATGAAGAATTACTCGAACAAGGATACAAACCGTACTCTCATTGGTTTGAGAATATGGCAAAAAAATTCAAGTATGACAAAAGAAAAATCGCACAAGAATTGGAGTGCGACTTCCTCGGTTCTGGTGATGGTGTTATCCCAAGTACAATACAAGACAGAATAAGAAAGACCATGATAAAAGACCCCATGGAAAAATACATGCAGGGTACCTTTTGGTTATGGAAAGAACCTGTTGAGGGTCATAGATATATAATGGGTGTCGACGTATCTCGAGGAGATAGTGCCGATTCATCATCTATATGTGTTATTGACTTTGATGAAAACGAACAAGTTGCAGAATACGTTGGTATGATACCACCCGATGATTTAGCATCCATTGTCTATAAATGGGGTACATTATATAAGGCGTTCGTAGCGACGGATATTACGGGAGGTATGGGTATTGCAACATCTCGTAAACTACAAGAAATGGGTTATAAGGACCAATATATTGATGGGGTTAATTCTAATAATATTTGGCAATACAACAAAAAGGCACAAGAAAAGATACCGGGTATAAACTTTAATAATAAACGAACACAGATCGTTGCAACCTTTGAGGAGAAACTTAGACATGGATTTATGGTTAGATCCTCAAGACTGTTAAATGAATTAAATACGTTTGTTTATATTAATGGTAGACCTAACCATATGAAAGGGTCTCATGATGATGCAATTATGGCGATGGCAATTGCCATGTACGTGGGTGACATATGTTTTACACAATTAAAAAGAAGTGATAGTGCTAATAAGGCAATGTTAGATTCTTGGTTATTAACAGAGAGGACATACGAAACTAAAAAATCATTTTATTCTCACGGTACTGCATTTGATGCGGTGGGTGGAATGACCACAGATGGACAACCTTATAACCCATCTAACCAAAATGTTAGTAAAGATCAGTACATGGAACATAGTTGGTTATTTAGTAAAAGAGGATATAGATAATTAAACAGGTTTATAAAGTGAAAAAAAATACGTATATTATAAAGACTAATATTTATTAATATGGCAAAACAAAATATGACGGTGTATCAAAGGTTAACAAAGGTTTTCGGTTTTACGGCTGACCAACCTTCTACACCACCACAATACAAGTTTGATAGGGATACTCTGTTAAAAACAGATAGTAAGGAAGATTATGAAAAATCACTTCTTCAACAACAACAATCTCAATATATTGCGGATAAGTGGTCTAAATTAGATCAATCGTTATATAATCAATCAGTTTACTATGAACCTAACAGATTGGCGGCATATTACGATTATGAATCTATGGAATTTACCCCTGAGATATCCGCAGCATTGGATATATATTCAGAAGAATCAACGACACTTTCTGAAAAGGGAGACATACTTACAATTTATTCAGAATCAAAAAGAGTTAAAAACATACTTACAGATCTTTTTGAGAACATCTTAGATGTGAACACTAACTTACAAATGTGGTGTAGAGGATTAGGTAAGTACGGAGATAACTTCGTTTATTTAAAAATAGATCCTGAAAGAGGGGTTGTAGGTTGCCAACAATTACCTAACATTGAAATCGAGAGACACGAAGGTGCGGCATCCAACGTTCATAAGGCGGAACCGTCATCAAACGTCACAATGCCAAGTAGAGAGTTAAGATTTGCGTGGAAGAACAAAGACATGGAATTCCAAGCATGGGAGGTTGCTCATTTTAGATTACTAGGTGATGATAGAAAACTACCTTACGGTACGTCCATGTTAGATAAAGTAAGACGTATATGGAAACAATTATTACTTGCGGAAGATGCAATGTTAATTTATAGAACATCAAGGGCACCTGAAAGAAGAGTATTTAAAGTCTTTGTTGGTAATATGGATGATAAAGATATTGAGGCGTATGTACAACGTGTGGCGAACAAATTTAAACGAGATCAAGTAGTAGATCCTCAGAATGGTCAGGTTGATATGAGATACAATCAAATGGCTGTGGATCAAGATTACTTTATTCCCGTTAGAGATCCAGGTCAAACATCACCTATTGAGACATTACCAGGGGCACAAAACTTAGGTGAAATTGCGGATATAGAATATATCCAAAAGAAAATGTTGGCGGCACTTAGAATACCTAAGGCGTTTTTAGGTTTTGAAGAGATTGTTGGTGATGGGAAAACTTTAGCGTTAATGGATATTCGTTTTGCAAGAACTATTAACAGGATACAGAAATCACTAATACAAGAATTAAATAAAATTGCGTTAGTACACTTATACTTATTAGGTTTAGAAGACGAGTTAGATAATTTTACATTATCCCTAACCAATCCTTCCGCACAATCTGATTTATTAAAAGTAGAACAGTGGAAAGAAAAGATAACATTATATAAAGATGCTACATCGGATCAGTCTCAGATCGGTATACAACCTGTTTCACATACATGGGCTAAGAAAAATATCTTAGGTATGAGTGATAACGACGTAGTATTAGATTTACAACAACAAAGACTTGAACGTGCACTTGGTGGTGAGTTAGGTGCTACACCTAATATCATTAAGAGAACGGGAGTATTTGATGAAGTAGATAAAAAGTACGGAATACCTGAAGAGGAAAGACAATCTATGGACACTTCTTCACCCGCTGGTGGAGACGATATGGGCGACATGGGAGGTGCACCACCTCCACCCGCAGGAGACATGGGTGGTGAAGAACCTTTAAGTGAGGGAACTAAAAAATCGAAGAAATCTAAAATATTAAGTATGTTAGGTGACGAATCACAAGATTTTGATGATCTTTTTGATGTTAATAAAGCACAACAGAATATTTATGAAGTAGAGAATAAAATCAAAGACATATTAAACGACTAATTATGGCAACATTCGGGAACATTAAAAATAAGATTTTAGTTAAATTGACTGAATCATACGGTAAAAAGAATTTTAAGAATAATCTTAATACATATTTTAAACCTATAACTAAGAATGATACACTCAAGGAGATGTATTCATTATATGAAGAATTGGAGGGTAAAACTTTTGAAGATAAGGAGACTGCAACATTATATGTAGAAGAACTATCAAGAATATTAAAAGAAAAAAGTTCTAACATACAAACCGATTTAAATAAATTAAGTGAAGACTTATCTAATGTTGAATCTACAAGTAACGAATTATATGAAAGTATTGATTCTTTATCCACTCCCGATAATTTAAGTAATATATCTGATAAGGTTATTGCTAAAAAATATTTAGTTGAACATTTGACAAAAAATAAAACTAATGAATTACTTACTGTAGATCAAGGTGTAAATGAATCATTATTAAATTCAGTCTTAGTAAATAACTTTAATGTTAGTTTTGATAAGACGTTGAATGAAGAAGATAAAACTAGATTAAAAAACATATTATCCCTTAACCAAGAAGATTTAGAAAGTAAGTTTACTGAATTGACTGAAAGTATCAACGAAAAGTTAGGTTCAATAGTAGAATCAGACGAAGAGTTTAAATCTAAGTCTATTGAGGTTAAGACTGAGATTAATGAAATGAATCAAAGTAAGTATAACTTATACAGATTAGAAGAGTTATTAAGTAACTTGTCAGAATAATATTCCTTTACGGCAGCTACCTTAGAGGTGTAAATCCCTGTTTTTGATACATCAAAGTCTCAAATGGGGATTTTTTATTGCTCGTTTTCGTCGTTCAGTTTCTGTATATACACCGCCTTTTGTTTTTGTAGTCTTTTTTTTACGGATGGTTTAGTGAATTGTTTATTCTCTCTGAGTTTATTGATTTGTTTTACGTTTCTTACTTTTCTACGCAATTTCTTTATCGCTTTCTCAATACCACCTTTGTCTACTTTTATTATTAGCATATATAATTTTGTATATTAATAAATATACTAGAAAAATTTGTTTTTCCAAAGAAAATTACTTATATTTTATTAAACACCATTAAAAGATTATAATAATGAATTAAATGAAACTAGGACGTTACATCCCATTAGGGGATCACAAAAACGTTAAGATTGGATATGGGACGATAAACCATAAAAACTTAAAGACAATTTACCTCTCTTTAAACTCTTGGTTAGAACCAAATGAGATATGTGAGGATTACGATGCAATACTACGGTCATCGAAAAATAAAATAAAAAGATTAGTTCACA